TTTTTAGTTTCAGGATCCTTTAAACACCCTTCGATGATTTTAGCATCTGAAACAACGAACCATTTGGGCTCTTTTAACTTTATGGGTCTTGGTAGTACAGGTTGTACTATATCAATCTGAATAGGTTTAGTTACAATTTTAACTTCACGAGGTGCTTGTTGAAGTAAGCTACATCCACTAATCGTTAAGAGCGCTAATACGCAAACTATCTTCTTGAATCGCATTGAATACCTCCTTTGTTCCATTATTAATTCGCTTCTCCACTAATCCAGGTTTAGCACTAGCAAGTTGGCCGAGATTGTGTCTACGGAAAACATCCATATACTCTGTCATTTGACTTTGATATACTTGGTTCTGAACTTGTTGACCTTGTAGAGCTTTAGAGGTAGTCTCTAAATTATCCTTTATAGCTTCTATCGTAGCTTTTTGTTCCTGTTCTCTCATATCCTGTGCTAGAATAACCTTAGCTTGTTCAGCTAATTGCAATTTCATTGGTACTATAGAGAACTGATGATAAAAGTACCCTGATATACCCATTGCGATTATAATTCCTATCAATACTTTACTCATAATTTATCGCTTTGCTTTCACTGCTTCATAAGCTTGTGCCTGAATCGAGGCTAGATTTTGTTTCTGAGCTTGAGCTTCCTTTTTGTTAGCATTAGCTTGGCGCTTTAGCAACATTCTTTCAACAAACTTCCGACCTTCTTTGGTCCGGCCGTCATAGGTTGCTTTCTTCTTTTTCTTAGGAGCAGCATCAGCTGGTAGTGATACTCCTGCACCTGATACAGAGTTTGCCGCAGCATCCTCCCAGCAAGTATTGAATTCTTTGAACTCCTTCATTTTTTTATTTCTCCAGTATTAAAGTATGCCACTTGATTAGTTTTGGCCAGATGTCCCTGATAGATGTTAGTACCAAACATGGTACCTATAGGTTTAGTGTGGTGTGATATTACTATCTTGTCGCCGGGTGTTCCTATTGCTTCACCCGTTAATTCACTAAACAGACTTTCAGTTAAGATATATTGCCCTGGGTTCATGACACCATTCTTTTCAAAAAACACGGATTCGTTTAATGACTCATCAATATCTTCGAGTACTTCATCCAAAACCTTTTTAATTTGTTCTTCCGTTAGCCCTGTGTTTTCTTTAATTAGAAACAGTGCTGTAGCATAAGATGCCAACTTAGTTTTACCAAATGGCAACTTATTCAGTAGCCTTTTAACATTAAATACTAATCTATGAAATACTGTATAGACTTCTTTCTCTTCGGGTGTAGTAAGATCCCTACCTTTCTTAAGGTTCTTACCATCTTTATCAACGATGCCCTGTTCAAAAGCACCGGTCTTCTCCCACGGCGTTACTAACAACTTTAGGAATCTAAAGGCGTAGAATAAATCTGCTGTTCTTGAAATCAAACCCATTAAAGTTTCCTTAATGTATCTACTATGTTAATATCCATAGGTATCTCAACCTTGTAATCTTCGGGCAAATAATGTAGTAACACTAAGAATGGTTTTATATAAGGCCAGTGGATATCCTCAATCTTATACTCTATCATTCTATTTGCCGACGGGATACCAAATACGTTATAAATCACAATCAAGTGATTCAATATTAACCGTTCCTGTAAGTCCCCGGTTAATTCATAACGTCTCAGTAATCGCTTGAGGTACTTAAATCTAGCTAAGTCCTCCTTAAACTCTTCTACATCAAGGCATTCAGGATTGGTGTAGTTTTGAGCTGCAAACATCTCAAAGTTTTTTCTATTCAATGTATCAAATATTTTCATCATATATTATATATAACCCGTAGGTTAGGTACTAGTCTTCCTCATTATCGGATTCGTAGTTCTTGTCAACATAGTCAAAGAATTCCTTTTTCTTATCGCCTTCTAATTCAGCAGGAGATTTAACGCCAAACTTCTTTAGAGCCGACTGAAAGAATTTTTTATACTTCTCTTGCTTTGCAGAAGCTTCAGACTGGACACTTTCATTAGCAAGTCTTAGAGCATCGTCTACTGCTTTAGCCTTTGAAAGACCTTTCTTTAACTTCTCGATCTTCTTAACAGCACCAGTCATGTCACCGCCCATTTCTTTAGCAATTTTTACTGCTTTAGCTTCAAGAGGGTCACCAGCTTCTTTAACTTCCTTTTCGTCTTCGTCTTCGTCTTCGTGCTTATCTTCTTCAACTTCATCCTTATCACCGTCTTTAGCTTTCTTCTTAGCAATAGCGGCTTTAAGGGCAGGAGGTAATTCACCTTCAGCAACTTCTTCTGACTCTTCTTTTACAACAGTTCCGTCTTCTTTATCACCAGACTTCTTAACCTTGTGCTTACCTTTAAACTCTTTCTCGCCTTTGGCTTTAGGCTCTTCGGGAGATTCGTCAACATCAGGTGCTTCGTGGGTGTAACCTTTATCCATAAGGTCTTTGTGTTCAGCTTCATCTTTAGCTGAAACCTTCTTACCTTCAGGACTCCACATATCATGGGGATACGTGACTTCCTCTTCTTCTTTTATCTTTTTACCTTCAAGCACCGCACTGACAGAATCAGCAATGCTCATAGTAATATCATCATTTAATTTCATAGTAGTTCTCCTATTGTATGAAAAGCATTCCTGCAATAGCGGCAGCGGATGCTGTCAATACTATCCAGAATATCTTGTTTATAACATTTACGGTTGATTGGTTATCTCTAACCATAGCATCCAATGTCTCTATTCTATTTATAACTGCTAGAATTTGAGCTCCTTGCTGCTTTTGTATATCCATAAGAGTGGATATCTTCTCTTCAGCTCTTGCAAGTGATATGATGGCATCAGACATAGAATCGAGCTTAGTTTCGATCCTATTAAGCCGACTCGATTGTTCATTTCTCTGATCTTGTGCTGTTGACATATTTAAAAACCCTACATTTTAATGGGGTGGCCCCTTTTATTAATCTATGATATTCAAAACTTTTAATATCAAATACCATTCCTTTTTTCAATAACCAAGGGAGACAATTTTGGACTTGGAATTGCCAACCCTCACCACTCATTATCTCGATTTCTCTATCTTCAGCATCTCGGTGCCAGACGTATTCCGAGTCACTTGCATCCGGATTAAATTCTCTTATATCCGCATCTTCCCAGTACGGTTTACCAAAAGTAAGATCCACCACCTTTTAGCCCTAATTGTTTGGCGTATTTCGGAAGGCGACAAGCCCAATACCCAGCCTTGGTTTTGTCATTCTTCGTGTCGCATTGATGTCTAGCAGCAAAACTCTTTGCTGCACCCTTATCGTTAATCTTAGCAGTAAGGCCGGAAGTATCACCGAACTGTATCTTTATAACATTGCCTTTATCATTCTTAACATAGACATAATATTTCTTAGTGCCGCCCCTCTTAGGCTGATTCAATTCAACATCTTTATCTTTAGTAGCTTCAATCATAGGTTGCTCAAGAGGTACGTGTACACCTTCATATAGTCCAAATCTTTCTTCTATGTGCTCTAAGAAACTATGCACATTTTTATCCAAACTTCGCTGCAAACTTTTTAAGTGGGATAGTATCGAATCCACCAAACTCATCTTCAACCCTATATGATAGTTTACCACCACTAATTAGTGGTTTTGCACTATACAATTTACCATCTTTAGCTCTTAGGCCCGTGACTTCAGACCCCTTTATAGAAACACCTTTCATCTTCGGAGCTTTAGCTTCGTCAACTTCAACTGATTCTTTAACTATTTTGATATCTTTTCCAGGCACTCCGTTGGCTTCCTTACCATCATCTAAATCAATATCGAAGGACTTATCAGCACCTTTAAACTTGCCATTGTCCATTTGTCTAATGATGCCTTCTTTTCCAGCAAAGCGACCTTTAGTAATTTTCACTCGGCTGCCTAATTTTTTTGCTTCTTCAACTTCAACCGATTCTTTTACATTCTTACCCTTTTTAATTATATCTTGCGCAGTTCTTTTATCGAACCCCAAGCCTAAGTCATCGGTATCTGTTATCCAGTTCATCAGTTCTTTTTCAGAACCGGTAACTTTAAGGGTTCCTTTCTTTTTGTTATAACCGTCTACATACACACCAAAGTCAGCCTTGATATCACCGGACAATTCTCTATCTGGTCGATCCTGATCCCAGTCCACTTCAACCTGTTTATAGGCTTCGGGTAATATGCTTTGTCTAACTTCATTAAATTTTTTCATTTCTTTATAGTCCTCACTATTTTGCTTGTTAGCATTTTAATAGCAGTCATATAGGCAAAACCTAGTCCGAAAACTGCATGGAATGTATGATTCTTTTCTATTTCTGATTTAGGTCCTAACTTCTTGGTCCAGTTATCTACCCACTCGCCTTTGTATCTTAATACAGCATGGGATACTTTCCACTTACTCGGGCCAACTAAACAAATACCAGCTTGATGGGTGATTAACATCCACCACATTTTAAGGTGTGATTCTCCACATAGTCTATATAGAACAGACAATGCATAGTCTTCACAATCACCGACATACTTACCTTCTGCGTCTTCTGAATAGATAATCTTCCAAGCATCTTTCATACCATACTGCTCTGAATCCAATCTATACTTCCATTTAGCATTAAAAGCTGATACTATCTTATTGTCTTCTTTATTCATTTCTGTTGTCCCTTTATCCATTTTACTGCTATAGCATTTTCTGGAGCCTTAGAGGCCCAGTTTTTTATATCCTTGAATGCTTCTAATGTTGAGGTTTCTATATCTGAACCCTCAGAGTTATCAAGAATAATCATACGGTTACGGAACAAACCCTGGAATTTACCAATGTTCTTTTGAACATCTTTCCACATTTTACCTACCATATCATCTGGTAGAGAACGTGGTCGGTTATTATTTCTAGTCATTGCCGTTTCTAAATCTGTGTTTACAAATATCATGTGCACAGAATATCCTAATTTTCGTACCTCATCAACTTGTTTCTTAATCTTTGCGTAGTCTTTACCAGTACCATCTACTACGATACCCATTCTACCCTCTAAAGCTCTGGTCATTATTTTACCAGTTAATGCTTTAGCGCCTGCTCTTACTGCCTGACCTTGCGCGGATGCAATATCCTCTGGGTCAGTAGTAAGGCCTGCCTTTTTCAAGCCCTTTTCAAAAGCATCATCAGAGTTAATTAATCTAAACCCTAGTGCTTTCAGAGCAGTCTTACCTACAACAAATGACTTACCAGAACCCGGGCCGCCTGCAAGAAATACTGCTTTAAATATAGAAGGATCATTAACACCTTCCATTAAATTAAAATGTTCTTTGAATGTATCCATTATTTAAGATCGTATCTGTAAGTTTTGCCTTTGGCCTGTTTGTCCTTAGACACTTTATACTTAACATGTCTTGCTAGGTTATTAACAAATTCAACATCACCCTTCTTTAATGCGGCCGCAATTACTGGTATAAGTTTCACTGCAATAGATTTAGCAATGTCATTATCAGCCATTACTAATGGTGCCTCTTCTATTCCTGTTTGCTCTAAAAATGTTTTCATTTCTTACCTTGGGCAGATTTAATTTCAGCATCAGTTGGAGCATCCGGATGTCCCTTAGGGTTCATCTTTTTACCGCTCTTCTTTTTCTTACGGATATTGTCCCACAACCCTTTCTCATTCATGTCTTTTGTCATATCACTAAATGATTTGAGTACATTTCGTTGTGGCGTTTCAGATGGGGTAACTGTCTTATACTTGTCAGTGACTTTCTTTTCACCAACTCCACCACAATTCTCAACCAATTCAACTTGATCTAGCCACACTCTTTTCTTCCAAGCGCCGAACTCAACCACTAGATAATTAGTCCCACAAACTAGAATGTTACCAACATCTGATGTTTCCTTAAGCACTACTTCATCACCTACCTTGAATAGTTTACCCTCAACATAGTCCTCTCGGGTATCTGATACCTTAGGTAGTTCAATATGCTCTCTCTTGGCTTCTGATGTAAGACCCATTCCCTTTCTTACTGCTTTATATAATTCTTTAGGATCTGCGCCGGAAGGAACACCTTTAGCAAATGTTTGAATTGAACCTTCACCTGCAGCTTGTCGCATTTTTGATGCGGACATACCTGAAACACCTTCTGCATCGGGATCTCTTTCTCCGGCAGAGATGACTTTAATTCCATCTTTGAATTCATAAAACCCGTGCCGAGATTTAACTCCGTTATACTTGTTTAATAGAATCTCGAATTCGTTAACTCTATCAGACCCAGCAACCATTTGGACTGCAGTATAACCTTGGTCGTATAATTTGGTAGCAATATCCATAACGTGTCTGACATCATTATCTGCCATAACACTTCTAGCATGTTTAGGGAACATCTTTCGCACGAACTTGATTTTATCTTTAAATGATAGAGGATTCTTTTTAGCATCCTGAGACTTGGAAGCATATATGCGGTATGAGCCACTGGATACTTCTTTCAACTTATTGAAAAGTTTTTCATGGCCACTTGTTGGGGGATTAAACCTGCCAAAAACAAACGTGATTTCACCCTTTGCTTCTGCGATATATTCACTAAAACCTTTTATACTCATTATATAATTCCTTCGGAAGCATCTTTATTCTTCTGCAGCTTGGCCTTATCTGCAGCTTTGATTTTAGGCAGTAACTTCTTAGCTATTGCCGCTATCTTACCTTTCATTTTATCTAGTTTCTTTTCTAGTGCTTCACGCGCTGGAAAGGATAACTCGTCCTTACTCTTACCTTTTAGGATCTTTTGTGTCAGAAGGTTTCTGGCAGCTTTAATGGCACGGGATTTTAATTGTTCGGGGGTAGCTGCACGCTTGGCAGCCTTTTTTCGGCCCAGGGCTATTTTACCTTTATTCTTCCTAAAGGTAGCCTTAGCTTTTTGGCGCTGGGCCATTGACATGGCTTCAGTAACGCCTGAGTGCTCTTTGAATGTTAACATAGTATCCTCGGTTCCATTTAGTTGGGGCTATCCCAACCTTTTATAATATCTTTGCTAAAGTTGTTTGCAGAAAATTCCATTCTGTCCACAAGTTTAACAGCTCCACCTTCCATACGATCTATAGCTACAAAACCTTCGGGGTTGGTAACCTTAAATCCGGATTTAGTCTTAACAAACGTGGATATTTTACTTAGTTTGTTAAGTTTATTTATAATAATTAATTTACTATCCACCACACTATTCTGTAAATCGAAGACTTTTTGTAAGTTAGATTGGTTGGAACTACTAAAAAACTTCAACAATTCATCACGTTTTGTAATTTGAGCAGATTTACCTTTTTGAGAAGAACGCTTATCTATCTCCTTTGCGTATCGGTCTTTAACAAACTTTATTAGACCTGTAACATGAGATTTAGTGTTGGTTATCCTTGCGCCGTCGCGCACCATTTTATTATTCCACACATTAATAACTAAGTTTAATTCTTTATTGGCCTGTAGCTCTTTCAGAATTGGAGCTGATACTTGTCTAAACAGTTTACCAGCTTCAGATAAATGTGCGTTTATACTAGCAGTTTCATCTGCTGTGAGTGTTGCCGTACCGGATAAATCGTCCAGTGTAGCATCTTGCATCCATACGTCGTTAGATGATTTCAATTTAGGCACAATTAACTTACCAAAGGAAGCTTGCATTGTTTCAAACGAGTCCCCAGTATAAATTGTGTGCCACACAACCCCGATCTTAGCTCTTTCAATTGTTTTGGCGAGATCAGATCCCTTAGGCACTGCATAAGCAATAGTATTGGGATGAAATACAATGTGTTTGACTCCATCAATTATTTCAGTCTTGAGGTCACTCTTATCAAACATGAAGTCACCTTGGATTACACCCTTAACACCTAAAGGTTTGATATAATCATATGCCATTTTTAATTTCTTGGATAAGTCACCTGAAGTATCTGCGTCTATGTCAGCATGAGACTTATATATTTTAGGGTTAGCATTAAAGATTCCTTTCTTAGCAACAAAGAATTCTCCATCAGATGGATCTTCTCCAGCAAAGACTGCCGGTGCTCCGTCCCATTTAACCGTAACGTCAACCGAGGACTTTGAACTACCCGATAACATATCTCGTAATGATCTCAGAGCTAGAATGGCTTGCCTGGCACCACTTACTCCACCATCAATAATTAAATCCTCAATATGGGTCATGTGGCCGGTGTTTTTACTAGCGGCTTCGTGCAAGTGTCCTTTTAAAGTTTTCATTTATACATACTCTTAAATTCTTTTGTCATTACAGCATTGAAATTGGGGGCCGATGTAAATGAACCCTTATATCTTAATATGATATTACATATAGTCACCGTACCAATTTTTAAATCGAACTTTAAGTTAGCAGCCTTTGCACCAGGTTCGAATGCTTGTTTAGCACCTGGGGTAAATATGATTGCCGGTTCACCACTAGAGAATAGCTCATCTAATTGACTAGTCACTGAGTCGATGTTTTTATATTCACCTGTCTCAACTACTACTCCTTTTTGAGGGCCGTAGTCTCCTATTCCTGTTACTAAG